TTATGGATGTTCGTACGCGTGGTGAATGGACAGGAGATATTGTCTTACTTACTGTCGGATTTGTGGCACCTCGTAATTTTGTGGATTACTATCGTTTAATGCATATGCGTGTTGAACACATTAATACCGATACGCTTGTTGAGAAATATCGTGCGAACCCAATTCGTCCCACATGTGACAATCGTGAGTTTTCTAAGTTGACACAATGGGATAAATTTCATGTATTTGATAATGTATTTAAGAATTGGGATCGCGTGATTTATCTTGATGCGGGTCTGCGTGTATTTGACCGAATTCAATATTTAGCCGATTTACCATGTGATGGAGCACTAATGGCCCCAGATGATGCCGCACCTTATGATAAAGAAAAACGGTTTGGAGGAATTATTGAAACAGATCGAAACCCAGAAGTAGTTGAACAGTTATTCAAAACATATGACCCCTCTATTCTTAAAGAGCGTTATTTTTTGAATTGTATTTGGATGTATGATACGTCACTTATTCACGATAACCTTATCTCTGAGTTGGTGGATACAATGAATGCGTATCCCATTTGTCGCTGTAATGAGATGACTGTAATGAACTTGATTTTTACATTTAAATATAAGGTATGGAAACCCTTTCCAGAATGGATTGATCAACCTAGAAAGCGTTTGTTTGGATGGACCGAACAGGATCGTGATTATGGCTCACACGTAACATGGCGTGATTTTTGTTTCTTAAAATATCCGTTTAGTATTAATTTCGATTGTGAATAACGTTACCAATCATCTTTTGATAAATGCGGTTTTAGTTGCTTTGAATGAATATGTAAATTATTGATTCGAATCCATTTATTATCATTAATAAGATAAGGTATTAATCGTCCATCTTCATCTGGCATCCATTCATACTTATATTTTGTATAATCAATAGCAGACCATGGTGATCGCAATCCTGTAAGAATCAAACCTCCTGTATGAAGTGTGTCGATTCCTCCAAAATAAATTCCTAATCCAGCAGAATCAAATATAGAGTTATTATATCGTTCATAATGTTGATAAGTCATAGGAGGAATATTTTCTGATTTCCAATGAGTCGGTAAAATTTGGACCTTTTGAGGGTTCGCTTTCCAGAATTGATCCAGTGCTTGCATTTCTGTCATGAAATGACGTGTAACATCTGTTTCAATAATATATTGAAGACAACATTCACAAAATTCAGATAAGATCGATGAATCTTGAATAAAACAAATACCTGAGGCACAACGATCATAATTATCAAACATAAATGCGATGGGTGTTGTACAAAAACTGCGTTCCCACTTTAATGGATCATCATAGATCAAATTATCCAGTTCCATAAAAAATACATTTGTAAGACGTTGTTGTTCCATTAATCGACGTAATATAAAAAAACGTTCAAATGCGTAAATAAACAATTTTTCACGACCTTTTACATTTTCTAAGATTGTAAATTTACTAAAATGTTCTTGAATACACTCATTAAAATGATTGTCAATAACGGTATCATATGGAATAATGGTTACATTATATTTATTTTGTAATATTGATACATACTGTGATGTGAGATCGCTTATAATAAAATAAATAGGACCCTTGAAAAATAAACGCGTTTGATAAATTGTATCTAATGTATAATCAGGCAATGGTCCAATATAACTATATGCCACAATCATTTTATGTATGTATTACATGTTAGATTTTAAGCTATTGAATCTAAAAGGTAATGATGAATAAAATTATAATATGGTTGATGCGGTATTGTATATTAATTTAGCACATCGAACAGATCGAAAAGAGCATCTATTACAAGAATTGGATAAATGGGGTATTCCTTCCTCTATGATTCATCGAATTGATGCGATTCAACGTACACCTGGTGCGCTTGGTTGTGGATTGAGTCATATTACCGCACTTCGATATGCCATGTCTCATCCAGAATGGAAAACCATTTTGATACTAGAAGATGATTTCACATTTCGTACCCATCATATCAATGATTCCCTTCAATCATTACTTTCACTACCATTTGATGTAGGCTTATTATCATATAATACAGAATACATTAAATATGAAGATACAATACATCATTCTATTAAAAAAGTGATTTATTCTCAAACAACCTCTTCTTATCTGATTCGTTCACATTATCTTCCAACTTTACTACAAAATATGTTAGAAGCAACGTATGATATGGAGCGTTATGGAAAAACACATGAAAATTGTATTGATATATATTGGACACGTTTACAACCTGGTGATCGCTGGTTTGCTCTTTTTCCAGCAATTGGTTATCAATATGATAACTATTCTGATATTGAACAACGTGTTACTTCTTATGGATGTTAATTATATTCTTTCCCAACCATCCTCATAAATATCTTCATAGTTTGAAGGACCCGCTGGACCAAACCATTTCGCAGGAGCAATCACATTGGTTGCTTGACCTAGCCAGACACACCACCAAATAAACGTTGAATTTGACATAATAATATTATTAAATTGCTGTAGTAATGTAAATGTAATGATATCCGATACATTCTCAAGTATTAGATAGCTATTATTAAAAACATCAGGAATATCTTCACGGATTTCATTCCAGTAGTTTGAATCGTCTCCACATAGCAAAAAAATAGGATTTTCTACACGTTGAATCATTCGCTTCACAGCTTCTTTATAATAACTTCCTTCCAATGGTCCATGAACATCTCGATATGTAATATAGTCCGTTCTACGAGAATGAATCACTACGACTCTATCACGATTATTAACTAAATATACATACTTATCTATTATTTCTTCATAAAGAGCGGGGGTAGGGCGAAACAAATCTCTAATCTCTTTTTTAATTTCGTCTGTTTGATAATATTTCGAAGATTGTAAATAACCATTTAGATACATACCATTTAATGGCAATGGTCCAATCTCACGATATTGTGTTGCTTGTGGTTCATGCCATTGTGTCAAATAAGATGGAATATATTCTACCAAATAGGGTTGAATTTTTTGTAAAATAGTATCCCAATATACTGGTCGATTTCCATTGTCACGCTTATGAATAATTTGAAGTGCCCCTCCTGTTTGTCGCGCATATGCATATCCTGCCGCAATTTGGAACAATTGATTTCCCAATCCGCCCATAATATTAACAGAAACAATTGGCGATGTCATAATTATGTATATTTCTCAATATACGCTTTAGGTTTATGAATGAACCGTTATCATACATGCTGCTTGAAAGTTACCATCTTGAGTAGTGATGGTAATCACGGCCGAACCAATCGCAATCGCACGTACCAGTCCTGATGAGCTTACTGTTGCTATCGCTGTATTATTAGAAGACCATGTAACTGTCTGATTTGATGCGGTCGGTGGTATAATGCTAGGTGTTAATTGATAGGTTGTATTTCGAGTCATTGTAATTGATGTTTGATTCAAATGAACCGACGATACAGATGTTGTCACACGTACAATCAATGATGCAGATTTATTTCCATCTTGAGTGAATACAGAAATAATACCCAATCCGTTGCCTACCGCTGTAATTAATCCTGTATTTGATACCGTTGCTACACTCGATATCGCAGAAACCCATGTGACCGATTTATTTGTAGCATTGGATGGCAGAATCGTAGCTACCGCTTGAAAAGTTGATCCTTTTATCATCGAAATAGATGACGAATTTAATGAAACACTTTGAACACCTATTACAACTGTTGCGGTACTCGTTGCGGTCAATCCCATATCGACGGTTGTTGCGGTAATGGTTGCGGAACCGGTACTAGAACTAGCTGTTACTACGCCGGTTGAGCTTACTGTTACAATCGATGGATTAGAAGAAGACCATGTAACCGATTTATTTGCTGCGTTAGATGGAGAAATATTTGCGGTTAGTGTCCTTGATGCGCCTGTATTTAATGTAAATGATGATGGAGAAATTGTAATTGATGATACTGCAATTGTAACTGTAACTGTACAGGATGCAATCAAACCACCTGATTGAGTAGTTGCTTTAATGGTTGTTGTACCGGCGCTTACTGCGGTAACCACACCCGATGAATTAACTGTTGCAATGGTATTTGAGTTTGAACTCCATATGACTGATTTATTAGTAGCATTTGATGGAAGAACTGTAGCAGTTAATGTACTTGTATTACCTGGATGAAGTGTAATCGCAGTTTGATTCAAACTAACACCTGTTACAGGGATCGTACCCGCTGCGACGGTTACTCTTGCAGTTGTAGATACATTCGAACCATCTGTACTCGAAACAGTAATTGTTACAAATCCAATCGCAATTCCTGTAACGAGACCGTTTGAAACAGTCGCAATCGTAGAATCACTAGAAGACCATGTAACATTCTTATTTGATGCATTACTTGGAGCTACCGATACAGATAATTGTATGGTTTGTGTGGGTGATAATGATACAATTGTAGAATTGAGTGTAAGACCTGTTACTAATACAACAGGAACTGTCACCGTTACTGATGCGCTGGCACTAATATTTGAACCGTCTGTGCTGGTTGCAGTAATGGTAGCCGTTCCTGCTCCTACCGCTGTAACGGTTCCATTTGAAACGATTGCCACGGATGAATTACTTGACGTCCAACTCAGTGTTTTATTTGTAGCAGTGATTGGAGATATAGTAGCTGTTAATGTTGAGGTTTGAGAACTAGTAAGAGATAATGTGGTGGAACTAAGCGTAATTCCCGTAATAAGTACTGGATTGATTAGACTTCCAATGGCATTTGCTAAAAGGGTACCATTAATTGTTCCTAGACCAGTACAATTATCATATCCACTGCGAGCTGTATAGGAACCATTTGAACCACTTGTAATATCATGATAGACAGATGATGGTGATTGGTATAATAAGGGGTTTACAAATTGTTTAGAATTAATACTTGCTAAAAATCCGGCAATAGTTGGGGCAGCTACACTTGTACCTCCAATAATTTCAGATTGACCATTTACTGTAAAGACAACGCCTGTATTTGGATCCGCAAGAGATGCCACATCAGGAATCGAACGACCTGAGGCAGTAATCGAACTCTGATAAGATGGTTTTGAATAGGTTGTACTTATGCCTCCTCCGCCAGTTGACCACGCAGTCTCTCTTGTTGAACTATCATATACATTATTTGGACACACCAATGTTGTTCCTCCTACAGCAGTAGAAAAAGGACTAGAACTTGGAAAGTCGACATAATTACCACTTCCTCCTACACCATCATTTGAACCATTATCTCCCGTTGCCACACATACACTAATACCAGCAGATGACATGGTTGATAATATCGAATTAGTTGAAGAAAGTAATGTACTTCCATAATAAATTTCAGGAGCGCCCCAGGAGCATGATATAAGGTTAGGTTTGTAATTCACACCATTCACGGTTACATTAGTAGAATACATATAATTGAGGAGAGATGGAAACTGATCCAGTGTATTTGGAGCAATATATATGATAATGGTCAAGTTTGAACTTGGACACGCACCTCCAATTGCTTCTACATCCAACGTATTCTCCATGGTTGATCCTCCATCATTAATATTAGGTGAATTTGTTGCTCCATTAAATGGAACAATAATTACTTTTGGTTGATTCGATGGAGCAATTCCAATCGATGTCCAATAGGCCTGTACATCTCCATTTGTTAATACTCCATGAGAATCAACCGAACCATATAGACCACCTCCAAATGATACTACACCGACTACGTAGTTTGTAATCGTTGGAGTTGGAAAATTATAAATGGACCGTAACTGACTCATTGTAAAATACGGAACATTCGTGGCATTGGATGATACCGCTGGATTAAAACGCATTCGTGTTGTAAATTTATGTGTAATCATGGGTGTAGTAATATTATTATTAGATCCCCAAGATTGTAGAACATTTATATCACTACTATACACATCAATTGTCGTAGCATTTATTAAAAATGTAGATAGTCCAGCGGATGTAGCAGATTGCTGAATCGCCGGTGTGAATGGAACAATGAACGATGCCATATGATTCTGTTAATAGTATATATTTTTGATATAAAGAATAGGAATAACCTAATAGTAAATAGAATGGTATTTATTTCTGTTCTAATACCTTTATATAATGGTATAGAATTTTTAGATGAAGCTATCAATAGTGTCTTAACACAAACCTATCCTGATTGGGATTTATGGATTGGAATCAATGGACATGGTTCAGATGGAGGAGAGGTTGCGAAAATCGCAATGAAATTTACAGAAATGGATCCACGTATTCATGTTGTCATTCAAGGTCCGCCATTAAAAGGTAAAGTTGAAAGTTTAAATCATCTTGTAACTCTTGTCTCTACAGATTGGATCGCTGTTCTTGATTGTGATGATGTATGGGCACCTAATAAGCTCGCAAGCCAACTTCAAGTCATATATCATGAGGCGCCTGATGCAGTTGTAATTGGAACATTTTGCCGTTATTTTGGTGAAAGTTACGTAATACCTTATCTGCCCCCTGGTTATATTAACCCAGAACAGTTTGATGATCATAATCTAATTATCAATAGCAGTTCTCTTATCAAAAAACAATATTGTAATTGGGAATATCATGAAACAACAAATCAAGCATTGGAAGATTATTATTTATGGATGAAGATATCACTGGCTGGTGGAAAATTATACAACATTCCCTCTATTTTGACCTATCATCGAATTCATAAAGCATCTGCTTTTAATAGCAAAGGTCATTCTGATTTTGATCTACGTAAATGGTATCATCATGAGCGTATTAAATTAAATAAGTCGGATTGAGTTCATATCGTTCAGGCTGATTTGATAGTAAATGTTCTAGAAAAAACCATTCATCAATATAATGCTTTGTAGAACGAACAACCTTCGCTAGAGATATATTTTCTAAATAAGTTGATAACATTACCTGTTGATCTTTTCCTGCAAATCGTCCTGCTCGAAAATACAATTCCAGCATTTTCTGATACGCTTTTTTCCATTTTAAACATCCTTCGATTCCTCCGCCCCATAATCCACCAACAAGTCGAATCTCATTCCATTGAGAGGTGATTACTTCACCCCGAATTCGATCTCTTCGTGGAACCCAATCAGTTGAAACCACATTTCCAACCGATTGTAAAATGATCTTATCTTGTTCCATATATTTTGTCGTTGGAAAGGACTCTAATATTATAGATGATACATATGGATCACGAAAAGCACCGATATCGCACCAAAAAAAGAAATCAGTTTTAAATGGATTTTGATGAATTGCTCTCTCTACAAAAAATGCTTTCTGCGCCCAAACCGCATAAAGTTCAGGACTATGAATATGTTGCTCTGGATCTAAATGTACATGCTCTCTCCATTTATCTTGATATAATTGCCATGTATCTAGTTCTTCAAATGGAAGTGTAATAATATGAATTGGTAAATTTCCTCTACGTTGAAGTATTGATTCAACCATGCTTCCTTCTGTAAATAATACAATTGGTGATTGAATTTTAAGAAATGTACTTGCCCATTCCATATAACGTTCTATTGAAAATTTTGACTTAATTGGGTAGTACGCAGTAACCACGGTACATGTCATGTCTTTATAAAGATAATGATTATCTTTTAGATTCACCTAAATATTCATGGAAAAGATTCATAACAAATTGATACGTAGGCTGAAACTCATGACTACTATTGATAAACAAACTTCCATCATGAACAATATGATCATATGTCATATTTTCAACCAATACAAGTCTTGAATTATTCAAAAATAAGAGAATTGATTTAAAAATTACATCCAGCCCACCTTTTACACCGATCTCATGATATTCAGTAAGAAACTGATTTGATTCTAAATAATTCTGTTTATAAAATATATAATTACCAGTATTTAATAAACCTGATATCCGATCTACATTATTTTCTAAGATATGTTCGCGATCGAACTGTATATTTCGCTGATCATAATAATTAAATCCATGATGATTCGGTTGAGGGGTACTACACATGGGCATATAAATGGTTTTAATTGAAACCCCATTTATTTCACCATATTTCATCCATGCTTCAAAATAAGACGGTGGAGCATAATTATCACTATCCATCAAACATATCCATTCATTTGAGGCAAGTGAAACTACTCGATTTTTATTAGCAAATGCCCCAAGTATTTTTTCATTCATATATAATTTAATTTTTGGTTCATTTGGAAAATGTAATATTATTTTTTGAGCATCTTCTCCGTCTTCATCACTAATTACGATCTCATCGATATATGGATTTGTTAAATATAGTGGTAGATTAACTGATAAGAAAATATCAAAGCGTCGATACGTTGGAATACATAATGATATTTTATAATTCATCTATAATATAAATCTATTTATATTATTACTAAATAGATGAGTGCGTATTGCTACCTTCTCTATACGGATGAAGGTCAAACGTATGTTGGCGCAACCGTGGATCCAGATAGACGGTTGCGTCAACATAATAAGGAAATTGTAGGAGGCGCTCATGCGACGGGAATTCGCGTAGCGCAAGGTTTAACATGGAAACGTGCGTGTTTTGTCCCCCTTCCTGAATGGCGAACCGCACTTCAATTTGAATGGAGATGGAAACAGCTTGGACGAACTCAATGTAAACATGTTCGAAATCCATTAGAAAGACGATTACGTTCTCTTCATACCTTACTATCTCTGGAAAAACCCACTACAACTGCGATTCCATACGAGGCCTACCCAAATGGAAAACCTACGATTCATTGGGATTCGGATGATCTCCATGAACGATATGATCGGATCTACGCCGATGCATAATTGTTATCCATAGATCCGGGCGGTGTCAGTTCCATGATCGCTTTCTTTGTTAAATTCGCTTGAATGTGATCTTCCAAATCTTGATCCGGTTTGCGATTTGGATCAATAATATCAGGTCGTCCTCCTGTGGAGGGAGCACGTGTAGAAGAAAGCTGATCCAATGTACCTGGACTCATACCAAATGCCTCATGTGAATTTGCTCCAAATGGCATCTTCATATTATAACCAGATAGACCATTATCACGGATCTCTTTTGAAAAGTAAAATACAACGATCAATACAAGAAAACAGAATACAAAAAAATTCATTCCAAATACGTTATTCATGTCTATCTATGTAAAATAATTTATGAACGTAAAACGACGATCTCTTCCATATCATGTTGTGTTATTCTCTGATCCAATGTCTCTATTCGATTTGCCATTTGTTTAACCTCATTTTGTAGATTACGTAGTTGTTGATGTAATAAATCATCGGAAATCGACATATCTGAATACTTTCTATCTAGTGAACCTTGTGTACGCTCGATTGTATGCATTCGTTGTTCTACACTGTATAATCTGGCATGTACTCCATCTATCGTATAACATCCATTTATGAAATGTGTTAGTCTTGAACCAAATGCTCCCATTTACTAACAGTATAATAATCGTCTTTAATATGAACGAGTATGTTTTAATCAATTAATTATCCCACTATCAAATACATGTCATCGTGGGCTAATCGTCATCTTCCACGTAAGCGCGATCTTACTCAGATTCCATCTGAATTTCGTCCACAGATCATTCCTCGTGTAGAACAACCACTTATTGTTCTTTCCGAATCATTTCAAATCAAACCAGAAAAACAAGTTAATGAAATTATTTATCCAGAAACTCCACTTTTCTCTAACACCTACCGAACAAGTAATGAACCCATCCGAAGAATTGAACCCAGCTCCTTTTCTGCGATATCTCTTTCCTATAATGAATTATCCTACGTATTCGTTATTCTTCGTAATATTCGACATACAAAAGACAATGACTTGTGGATTAGTTCTTATAATTCGATTCGTAAATTTTATACTAATCCTATTAAAATTATTGATGACAATTCCTCTATCAATACGGTAAATGGTAAATTGGTTGATACTGAAATTATTCAAAGTGAATGGAATGGAGCAGGGGAGATTCTTCCTTATTATTACTTTTTGAAGAATCAATGGGCGGACCGAATGATTTTCATTCATGATAGTATGTTTTTATCTCGACCCTTTCATGATACCGAATTATCGGGGGCAGTTCGATTTCATTGGTACTTTAGTAATCAAAAAGATGAACGCAAATATTCTACCTATCTGTCTTTATTATCACAGTCTACTCAACTTATTGAATACAGTAAGCAATTATCTACATGGAAGGGTTGTTTTGGCGCTACCAGTATGATTGATCTTGATGTTGTAAAAAAACTAGAAGAGAAATATGGTCTATTTTCTCGTTTAACGATGGCCATTCGCACTCGCCCCGATCGTGAAATGTTTGAACGTATCTTTGGTATGATTATGTTCTATGAAGGGTATGTTACAGAACAACAATGTTCTAATTTTGGTGATATTCTTCGCTACCCGAATGCGTTTGAATCTTATTTCCAAACGATAGAAAGTGCGGGTCATTCCTTGACACAAGTCAATTATGATACTGCGATTATCAAGGTATGGAGAGGACGATAAAATCTAAAGACCAATGTACTGTACATTAATAATGAGTATTCCATCGTGTCTTGAATATATTGATGCGATTATTTATATCAATTTGGATCACCGAACCGATCGCAATGAACATGTTTTAGAAGAAATTAAAAAAATCGATCCTAGTCTTTCTAAAACACACCGTTTATCGGCCGAATGCGTACCTGAAAATGGCGCATTAGGATGTTCATTAAGTCACATTCGTGCGCTAACCATGTGCTTAGAACATCCTGAATGGAAGCATTGTTTAATTTTGGAAGACGACTTTACCTTTACAGCTCCATCATTTGAATCTAATTATCAAATCGTAGAACTAATACTATCATGTGAATCATTTGATATGTTGTTATTGGCATATGGTCATGATGATTTTATTAAACACTCCACACAGTCACCACATATTCATCGTGTTCATTCCTCGCAAACTACTTCTGGATACATTGTTCATCGTAATTATATTCCAACTCTCTTGAAAAATTATCAAGAAAGCAGTCATATTCTAAAAGAAAAAGGGCGATGTCATGAAGGGTGCTTAGACCAGTATTGGAAACAGTTGATGCCATTAGGAAAATGGTTTGCTTATTACAAACGTATTGGATATCAATATGCCAACTTTTCTGATATCGAGAATGTCTTTCACAATTATGAATGTTAACTGCGTCTATTTCGATATTTTAATTCCTTCTACGGTATTGTAGACATCGAACTTGGTGTTTATCTCACTGCTGATAGCTCAATTGGTAGAGCGGAAGACTGTAGTCGTTTTCGTTTGTTATCTTCAGGTCGCTGGTTCGATTCCGGCTCAGCAGATTTCTTTTTTGATGTCGTTTGACGAACTCAAAAAAGAACTTCTCCTATGGTTCTACTCTATTTTACTTTTCGATTTGCGCTTACGAGTAATATGACTACGTCGTTTTTTATGACGTTTCGTACCACCGTTTTGTCGATTATTTTGGCGATTATTTTGTCGATTTGGCATGGGAGCGGCTTGAGCCGCTACATCGTCACGATGAGCGAGTTCATGAACCTGTTCATGGTCTTCACGAACGATACGCTGATTGGCCGCCGTTTGTTTTCCACTACTCGCCGCATTAGCCGAATTTGCTAATGGTTTTACTGCCTCATAGAGCTGATAGGCAGGATCATTCTCATAGGTTTTATTCTTTGGAAGGTTATTTCCAAAATTACGTGTGTAGTTCTGATTTGCATTCACGTTTTCATTCGCAAGTAATTCATCTGCTTTTGCCAACATGACTGGATTCGTTGCCGCTGCATCGGCCGCCCATGCTGCCGCATGACGTTCTTCCAATGGTGTTTTGAATCCTCCCTTTCGATATACCTCACGCACCGCAAGAATACGCGCAATCAGTTCTCGACGACCCCCACCTGGACATTTTTTATATTCCGGATCATCGGCTAACATGATCACTTTTCCTGGATGTTCTAAATCGACATGATGATGATTGCAGCACGGACGACCACATTCAATACACGTTTCAATATGATCCAATTCTGGAACCGGATCTCGATCCAGCTGCTGAACCGCCGCCTGACGCCCCACTTGAATGTATTTCTCCCAGAGGTCTTTTACAAAAAATCGAGCAGGACACCATGGATGTTCACGATGTTCCACTACCATGGATGGTTTTGCATGTCCCATGTAATTGCATCCATATGTGCGTTCCATTGGAAGAAGACAGAAGGCACACATGGTCCAACTGTGGGCAATGGTATTATCTTCTTGCCTCTTTTTACGATTGCGTAAGATGGCCGTGTAGGTTGGCATCTGCTCATTTAACCCCGTGCGCATCTTGAGTGCATTTCTTTTTTCTTGTTCTTTTTGCTTTCTTGCGGCTTCTCCATCCATATCCCAGGCATCCCAGGCTTCATTGCTCACGATGGCACTAATCATCGTTCGATTGATGGGTTCCTGACAACTCGATTGATTTCCAATAATATGAAAAAAACAAGGTATCTTTTCTTGATCCTCTCTGCCTGCTTTTTCTAATTGATATTCTATGGTTTCGTCGGTTAATCCTTGCGAGGCAGTATGTTTATGCAAATAGAATAATGGGCCATCATTTCCAAGCATGACCTCTCCGTGTGGAAAGTAGGTTAACATTTTGTTACGCCAAAATTCGATTTTTTCATCGGTCATTTTTCTTGGACGGATCCTTTGATATCCAAAAAGGGTCGTACGAAGAATGATACGGGGTATGTTCCTTGTGTTTGCTTTGTGTTTCATAAATAAATAACAAAAGATATATGTAAGATTTCGTGCAGAAACCAATGAATTGGATTCCATTGGTTCGTCTTCGTGATAGGCATCGTGTAGATCAAAGCCGATCAATTTCATCATCATATCCAAATCTTCTTGTCTATCATTTATCATCGTTCCAAATAGGCACATGCTCAATTCAGGTAATGGGATGGTACGAATCTTGTTTGATTTTGAAAGAGCCTGTAACAATACAATAATGGACGGAATGACATAGGGTTCAATGGGTTGTTCTATAATTTCATTCGTAAGAAAATGAATATATGTCATTCCGTTTTTCTTTGTCGTTAAATTGATTCCATTCTCGATCGCAATCTGTAATACATCTGGATTATGAATATTAAACAGAATGGGGTGTCCTCCATCTGGATTGGTTTCAAACTTGATACCCTTATTCATGGCTAATTCAAATAATACTGGATCGTACACTAAGTATTCTAACTCACGTGGTGAATCGAGAGCACCGGAAATGATCAAAAATACCATACCACGTTGTAGATCACTGTACATCTCCTCCTCTTCTGGATTATTAACAGGTTGACCTTTAAAGAAATATATCTTTACTCCTAAATATGACACAACCGGCATCATATCAATCTTGACATTGCGTACCTCCACACCACTCTCAATGATTTCTGCAACTCGTTTAAAATTTTTATTATTTATTGCATCTTTCAATTCGCGAATGGATCCTGCTTCATTTCC